GACGTGTCCTCCGAAGCCCAGGACAAAGACCCCCTCGGGATTATCCCTGCAGAAATCGGCCGCCGTGTAGCAGTCAGGGCATGAGTTCGGCACCGTCCTCCGATAGAAGCCGTTCTGCCTCAGGACCGCGCCCCAGACAGAATCTGAGCTCGGCATGTCCCCCATCATGAAGCCGTTCCGCGCTATGGTCAGATAGGCCGTTTCCCAATCTATTCCCAGCGCCTTCGAGACAGCACGGACGGCACAGTCTCCGACGTTCCTTCCGGTCGGATTATTGTTGAATCGGATGTACATCTCGCCACCTCCATCCTTATTCTCACAAAAAAAGAGCCCTCACGGAATGAACCGTGAAGGCTACTTTCGTGCAATTTTCAGATGTGGGAGAAGAGGCGGTCCTGCCCTTTGTAGACGATGTTCTTCACCTGCCTCACCGACAGATCGAACTCCTCGGCCAATGGTTCATAATAGACGCCGTCAAGAAGCCGCCGCTTCAGAATCCGACGGTCTCTTTCGTTATGGATCCATTCGTCGATCAGTCCCTCGATCTGCGACCTCGACAGGTCACCGACGGCGTTTGACCTTGACACCTTTTGATTTGCCATTGCGCCGGACCATAGCTCTCGTTCTTTTTCTGACTCTAATATACGCCATTGTCTATCTCTCCGTCATTACCGATGTAATTCGCGATGCCGTCCCTTGATTCAATCATGATATCGTCAGACGTGTCGTAGAAGTCGTAGCCTGACATATAAAGCAGCCACGCCACGTTACTCAGAAGAGTGACCAGGATCGCAATGACCAGCGCGATGATCATCCTCTTCATGGTCCGCTCATGCCTGGCCTGCTCTCCCTCGTACACGATATAGGGAACGCTCAGGTTTTTATCTTCCATCATATCGACCCCAGCATGTCCTTCCATACGTCCACCGTGACCTTCCCGGTCTCCTTCAACTTCCTCGCCCGTTGATACGCCTTGACCGCGTGGGCTGTGTTTTCGCCGTACTCGGCATCCAGCTCAAGGGCCTTCCCGTCCGCTCCCTTGATGCCTCTGGCTCTTAAAATCTCCTGACAGAGCAGGACGGACGTCCCCTTCTTCTCCTTTGCCGGGATTTCCTTGGCCGTGAACGGGATCCCGCCGCCCAGCAGATCCTTCCAGTCCTCAGGGCCAACCTCCCCGGCTCCATACGGGCCCTTCCCCAGGTTCGTCCCGTTGACCATCCTGTCCCACTTATAATGGGCCATGGCCGCCATGTCGCCCTTTGTCCAGTCGAAGTTAAGCTCGAGGCTCTGGATCTTTCCGTCCTTCTTGACGCCCTTGTATCCACGAGCTTTTAAGATTTCCGTCGCAAGATACGCCGATGTGCTTGTGCTGTTCAGCTTCAAAACCTTTGGGGAGAACTCGTACCCGTCCGCCTTTTTTTCCTTCACCCGGAAGGCGCAGTAGAACGTCTTCTGTCCGGGCCACTGGTTGATCGGAACGTTCACAAAGGGCTGTGCAGAATCTATCCTCCACTGAGCGCCCAAGTCGTATTTATTGACCGTCATCACGGACCCTGACTTCGTGACCGCCGTCACAAGGAAGACGTGCCAAGCTGCGGTCGGACCGTTCGTCCCGATCTGCTTCATCAGCACGATGTCGCCGGCCTTGACCTCGCTCTCCTTCGTGACCTTCAGGAAGCCCCACTTGAGAAGATAGGACTCCATGTTGAGGACCGTGATCCCTCCGGCCGGCTGGTTAGTGTAGCCCAAGTTCCAGAGAGCCCTCGCGATCAGACGGTCACAGGATATGAGCCGATCAGCGCACGGCGGCAGCGCGTGACTGTCCCCGTAGTCGAACTTCTCATAGTGGGCCATCTGGTAGACGGCCCCTGTCGCCTGAATGAGTTTGCTCGGTGTCATCTCCTCGTCTCCGTAAGCAATATAGCAAAAGCAGTCGATCCCCGGATCCGTCCAGGAATACGTCTTCACAGCGCAGCTGTCTCCGTCCCGGTCAAATTCAGAATTAGATGTGTTTCCCTCCCCACATTGGAACGTCTTCCGGGCGGAATCTATCGAGAGTACTCTCCCCATGTGGGATCTTTTAAAAATGACAAGAGAACCGAGTCGGGGTGAGGACCCGGTTCTCCCCTTTGCCCTGAACGCGTTCCGCGTGGAGAAAACACTATAACCCGTGTAGTCGGACTCCATGCACCAGTGCTCAAGAGCCGTCTCTTTTCCGCACATGATGAGCTCCAGTGCAAACTGGTATGTCGCGCACCATGCCTGATCCTGACAGCCGCTCAGCCCGTAGGCATCCACGATGTCGGAAAAGATCTGATGATTCGTCCCGGTCTCCATGTAGGGGATCGAGGCGAAGCGTCTCTCCTCAGCGATAATCCCGTTGAGGACGTTCATGCTCTCTTCCCGTCGACATAGGCCTCGGCCGCAGCGTAGATCGCCGCCGAGAGCATGGAACAGACCACTCCGGCCGTCGCAAGACGTGAGTCCCCTGTGGCCATGCCCGTGATGCTTGCCCCGATGGATCCCAGGAAGGCGGCCGCCATCATCCAGAATTTTCTGCTCGTCAGTTTTTCTTTCATCTTATCACCTACATCGAAAGAAAGTCGTGCTTCTCCAGCCGCTCCGTATAACTTGAGTTGATATGGGCTATCGTCATCACGGTCTGATTGTTCTTGAAGTCCGGGTGAGCTTCACAGTACGTCTCATAGTTCGTGATGTCCGACATTGCCTGGTCATAGGAGTCCTTGCTGTGCCTTCGTCCTTCCAACAATTCGTCGTTGAATTTCAGGATCCTCACCCTTGACTCGATGGCCTCCCTCAGGTCACCCTTCTCGTCAATGACTCTGATGTCCTTCCGCATCTCAGCGAGTTCCTTGACGATGGCATCAAAGCGGCCGTTTTTCTGGTCCTTACGGGATATAAGGAACTGCAGGAAGCCCAGAAAGCCTCCGCCCAGAATGAAGCTGAAAACTGTCACCGCTATGTCCATCATTTACCTCGCATCTCTTTATGAGGAGATTGTATCTCACCAATCAAACCCAAATCAATCAAACCACTTTACTCTGCCGTTGCAAGCCAGAATTTGCGAGATGTTAGTTTTTCTTTCATGCTTATCACCATGCGAACCATCTGTATTTTACGCCCGCAGGGAACTCTGCTATAGTGCCGTTCCCAAGCAATTTTAGGTAAATGCTGTCGGCGTTAAACTGGATTTTATCTCCACGCCATGACGGTGTGCGGTCATTTGGCCAGAATGTATTAGCGGCACTTCGAGACAGAAGCGAATAATCTGAGGCAGTGCCACGCACACAAATCACGTCACCGCCCCCCCCATAGATGGTCGGCACATCTGCCCACTTCATGTCGATAAGCATAGCAAAATTCGACCATGTAGCGGTCACGGGAATGGTTAGCTCTGTAACTGTCTCGGCTATAGTGATTTCGCCTGTTTCGAAATCGCCGCCACCTCCGCCGCCTCCTTCTGAGACGGTCAGTTTGCCTGATATTAAGATTTCCTTTAACGTCATATGCGCACCTCCTTACTGCTCGACCCACTGAGTGCCGTCCCAGACGTGCATCTTGCCTGTGGAGATGTCTAGGACGATGGAGCCCTGCAGGAGCGTCTGCGTCGGGATGTCCGCGATTTCGGATGTGTCGCTGACAGTGAACTCCTCGTGGGCTTTCGCATATGTCACGCCGCCCTCGGTCACTACTTCGATGTGATCATTCCATGATTTGACAGCCATTTTGATTTAAGCCTCCTTGCTTTCTAAGTCGTCAATTCGGTGATTAGCTACTCTTATTTTTTCGTCGAGGATTGCAACGCCCTCTTCGATTTTGAACGTGCGCTCGATGAGGTTGTTGTGCTTCTCAACCTTCTTTTCGAGTTGCTCTATTCTGTACATCATCAATTTATTGGCTGTCAGTATGCCCGCAAGCGAGCCGACCGCCGTGCCGATTAAACTTAATACCGCCACTATGATTTCAGTGCTCATTTTTACGCCCCCGTCCACAGCCTTATTCCGCTGTTATTGTAGTAATAGACAGGATGATGCAGGCTCAGCTCAATGTTTGTCGCGCTGTACGCTATGCCCAGATAGATATAAATCTTACCGTCCGCCGTGCTTGGCAACGCCTGCGTGAAGTATTCCATCACCGCCGAGCCGTCCGCCTGCGGAGCGCACCTCAAATACACAGGCTTGTCCGCTGTCATCGTCAGCGCCGCACCTGTGTTGTTGAACGAGTAACCGAGCGTAAGCGTGTACTGTTGCCATATGGCCGTCGCGCTTGGCTTCGAGCCTGCTTCGACCGCCGCCGTTGTGCTGTAATACTTAATCTCGCCAAACGGGTCAATCGGGCGCGTGTTAGTCGTCCTGCTCGCCGTGGCGTTCGTCGATGTGCTTGTGTTCGCCGGCACGTACTTTGTACCGTCCGCGCTTGTGAATAACAGGCGGTATCTGTAGAACTTGTCCGACGCCGGGAGCGCACTGCTATTGGTTCTGATTTGGTAGCCGATCGTGTTGGTGTTGGCGTCGTAGCCGCGGTAAATTATCCAACCGCCGCCCGCCACAATGTCTTCACTGTAAACGAACAACATTGTATAAGCCACGTTAAAAATAGTTGTGTCACGTGTCGCGGCGGCTAAGTTCGTATAACAGGGTTTAGCCCCTAATCCATTAACATTAACGGTGAAGCCCGATGCGCTTGTTACTACCCCGTTTTTAAGCATGACACAGACACCGTTAGAAAGCGATGTAACGCCCGGAACGGTCGCCGTAAAGGCTGTGGCGGTGCTTGTGTCGTCCACTTCGCCAAATGGTATAGAGGCGGCTTTATAGGCCGTGCCGCCCGTGGTAGCCGACCCGGCGTAATTGGTCGGAACAGGTACATTGACCGTACTTGTAGAGCCGTCGGAGCCGTTCAGCGTTATAGATGCGCCGCTGATTGATAACGAGTAAGTGACACCGCCGCCACTTTCAGCCGTACCGCCGCCGCTTTTGTTTATGACGTCGGCTAACGTGGTTTGAAGCGTTCCGAGGGTTATACTTTCGTACATCTCAGTAATTGAGTTGTAGACCGTTTGAACCACGCGCATCCGCCTGTTAATGCCGAGCGCGTCATAAATGACGGTCACGTAATCACCGAGGGCCACTTTTTCAAGGGCGGCAATGTTAGAATATTCCTCAAGTTGGTGGAGCGTTACAAAACTAACGTTTAACGTTTCAAGCGGCGAGCCTAAACCGTCGGCTATCTGTTGCGCTCTTGCCGTAAGCTGTGCCGCCGTCGGGGCGGTTTCCCATTCGCTCGTGAGGTCTAAAGTTTGATAGCACTTGACAGGGTGAACGCCGGGCGATTCCGCCGGGGCGGTGGCCTCTACATATCCGCCGTCCTCTTTATACCAATAGGCAAAAACGCCGTTATAGGTCGCCCCGTTTATATCCTGTTCGAGGGCGGTTAGGTTTTTGCCGTATCGGATTGTAACGCCACGATCGGCGCCCCTTGCGCTGAGAAGGTGGACACTAAAATTATCAAAGTGGTATTCGCCGCCGTACACGGTCAATAAAGAGTGGTCTTCATTACCCAACAAAGACCGCACCGATTCGGCGTTTGTAGTTGCGAACCACTCATTTGATGTTATGTTAGTGTCGATCTCGAAGCCGACCGGGATTAGCGCGTTGTTAATGATCGCGTTAATGGCGGCATTGATTCCATACTGCGACATAATCCGCGAAACAGGAACGCCGCACAGCCTGTATGAAATATGCTCAGCCTTTACCGTTATAGCGTCTGTTAGGCTTCTAACGACGTCATAAATCTGGAACAGTTGCGGGGCGTCGGTGTCGTTGGCTTTCGCCTTGATGACCTGCCCGACCTCTAAATCATCGGCCCATATCCCTGTGACGGGATAAGCTATTGACATTTCATATTCCCCGTTGAGGGTTTCGGAAACCTCGCAAGAAATGCAATCAGCCAAAACCCCGATGCCGTTAGAAGTAAAAGCGGCCTCATCCGCCGCGTATAGTGTCGGCCTCATATCGTCCACCACTTAGGAGCAAGATATAAATAATTTATATCGTCGGTTGTTTGTACGCTGATTATGCCGGTAAAAAGAAAATCGCCTGTCATCGTAACATACGGATTTAAATTATAGGTCGTGCCGTTTATGACCGTATACGCGTTATATGTCTCACAATCAATATAGATATATTCGAGCGTTTGCCCGTCGATCGTGGCGGGCGTGTTTAGGCTTATAGAACACTGCTTGTTGATAATAACGGCATCATCCGCTGTTAACGCACCGCCGACCCTTAAAGTTATCAGCGGCGAATACGAAACCGTAGCGACCGACGGGGCAAGCCATCCAGAATCGAAAACATAGAACCAGACATTTTGACCGTTTCGCGTCACCTGTGCGCTATACGGCACGGGTATAACAAGCCACGCCGCATTTGGCGGTGTAAATGAGGCATTTCCAAAACTGTTTAAAATTTGCGTCGTCACGGTTATGTTTGTAGCCGTGCCGCCCGCGAAGGGCGAGCCGTTGCACTGTAAGACCTGCACGCCGTCCGGGTAGAGTCGTAAGACGTTGTACCGCCTAAAGCCGATGTTAAATAGATTAGTCGCGTTATAGGCGAACTTTGACAGGTCTAACGCCGCGTAAAGAATATCTGTTCTCTGCCCCGCGTTTGTTAATGCGGTCAAAACGGCATTGTTTAACAGTTCGTCCCCATATCCCGTTGTCGCGCCCGTTGTCGCCGCATTTGCCGGGTTAATGTCAATTAAACGGTTATCCCCGCTTGTATAATAGCGTTGAGGCTTGGCGTTAAATGTGATCGTTGCCGTCCCTCTCATGCTGTCCGCCTGTTGCATTTCTAAGCCCGTAGGACGCGCTAAACGGTATTCATTAGGGTATAGGCTATCTTCTAACCGCTGATAGCCAGATTGAACCATTATAGAGGCTCTCAGAGCGTCATACAGGGTTAGGAACGTGTCCGGGGCCGTCGCCTGTATGGCAATCTCGGCGGTTATTTCGACGTTCTTATAAGAGCCGTAATCAACTATTAAATCGCCGCTTCTTCCGGGCACTCCGTACACCTCTATATCTTTTTCGGGTGTCGGAAAGTTTATCGGCTGAGGCTTATAATATTTGCCGTTGCTCGTTGCCGTACTAAACGAGCCAAAAACTAAATCTGACTTAGGCAAATGCGGCCCCCTTTCTTAACACAGAATTTGTTAAACGCCGCTCAAACGTGGTATAGAGGTCGTCAACGCTTTGACCGTCACGCGCATAGATGACCACGCTTATATTGTTTTGCGGGGCCACCTCTCCGCCTATGACCGTGCCGCTGATGTCAGGCAGTGTAAGCGCATTGGCCATATCGTCAGTTAATCCGCTCATGGCCGCGTCGAGCACTCCCGTGTTGTCCTCGATACCAACCGCAATACCGGCAGGGATCATGGCACCGATAACGTCAGCCGCCCACTTCGACGGGGAATTAATGCCGAAGAGCATCTTCAGGAAGTCTTTGACGTTGCCGACCCATCCGCGGATCATGTCGCGGATCCAGCCCAAGCCGCCGCTGATACCGCTCCAGATACCTCGCACAACGTTCATGCCGATCTCTGCAAGCCCGCTAAGCGCGGCAATGATACCACTCTTCACGGTCTGCAGGAGCGTATTGCCGGCTGCGATCAGCTGCGGGCCGTTGCTCCGAAGCGTGTTGACGATAGCCCGAATAATCTGAGGCACCGCCTTAATCAACTGCGGTAAAGCCTGGATGATACCAGTGACCAGGGCGATGATGATCTGCACCGCGAAAGTCACGATCTGAGGCAGGTTGTTCGTGATGAAATTAATTAATGACTGGATAATCTGCGGAGCGGCAGCAGTCAGCTGCGGGAGCGAGTCGATAATGCCCTGGGCAATCGTCATAATGATTTGGCCGCCCAGTTCGAGCACCGTCGGTACAATCTCCTGCAGCGTGGCAAGGAACCCGGAGACGCCCTCCGTGACCATCTGGATCCCACCAGCAGTGTCACCAGAGAACATCAGCGCAAGGCCGTCCGTCACCTGCGTCATACTGGGCAGGAACTCCGACATAAGGTCATTCTTTAAGCCTGTCAGCGCACCATTGAGCGTGGTCATGGAGTCCTGGAACGCGGCAGATGCTGCAACCGCTTCGTCTGACATAACCATGCCGTACTCTTCGGCCATGTTCATCTGCTCGTTAATGGCTTCAGTGCCTTCGTTGAGCAGCGGGCCCAGATCTGCGCCGGCGCGGCCTAAGAGCTGCGTGGCGAGAGCTGTACGCTCCGTACCGGCCTCCATATCAGACAGCCCAGCGATGACCGCCCCGAAGAGATCCTCCTGAGACATGCTGTGGACTTCTTCCATAGAGAGGCCAATCGCCGCGAATGCGTCAGACTCACTTTCCGCCGCCTTAGACAGCGTCTTCATGCCGGCCTGCATGCTGTCGATGTTCGTGCCGGCGCGCTCCATGACATAGGACCACTTCTGATAGCCTTCGGCGCTGATACCGATCTTCTGGCTCATCTTGTCGACATTGTCGCCGTAAGCCGCCACCTCTTTAGCGCCTTTTACCACTGCGCCGGACGCCCCGACAACAGCAGCGCCCAGTGCGGCGGCAGCTGCCCCGCCAACCTTCAGTGCTGTTCCGAGTCCTTTGCTAAAGCCGCCACCTGCGGATGCGCCTGCGGTCTCACCGGCCTCGCTCGCCGGACCAGAAAGCATTGTTTTTAAATCATTTCCTATGCCCTGCGTCGTTGGGACGATCTGGACATATGCTGTTGCTATATTAGGCATGGCCTTCTCCTGTCGCTTTCGCCCATGCGGCTTTGAACTCCTCCGGGCTCGCGAACGTCTTAATGTCGGACTCGCGCTTCTTCGGATCCGTTAGCGCTTCGAGGATAGACGGCGGCCTGTTTCTGTTTTTAGCTCCGTCTTCGGTCTGCGCCCAGAACAGCAGCCCAAGCCTGTCAACTATGGCGGCCTGCATCCACATATCCATGGGGATCTTTAAGCCGCTCAATTCTGTCTTCAGTCGTGATTCAGCTCTCAGCCCAATCATGAGCGTTGCGATGTACAGCGGAGCGTGTTGGCGGTAATCATAAAGGCCATAAGTCTCCGCAAGGTCGCACACAAGCGCATCCTCGTGTTTGCTCACCACATTGGCGAGAGCTAAGATTTTTTTACCGGTTCGCGCCCCGCAGTGAGCATCTCGGTGATTTCCACCTGGATCTTGTCAATCGGCACGCGCCCGTCCGGCGTCCTCACGTGGTCATAAAGGGCTTTTTTGCCCTCAGACCCCATGACCTTTGAGATGAACGTAGAGAGCCCGGTCAAGAGGCGGGACGGCTCCTCACTGACAATGTCAGCGATCGCGTCCACGATCTCAAAATCGTTCATAACCTGTTCGTCATAAGCGAACGGAAATCCGCTCGCCGTCACGCCCTCAACCATTTATGCCCCCTTATGTCGCAGAAGCCTGAATGTACTCGTAATGAGTGTTGTTAGAAGAATCAAGGTTAGCCGTGATCGTGATCGGATAACCAATGGCCTGGTCGGCTTTATAGACGATGTCGCCCACAGCCGTCACGGCA